TTAATCATTTGGTCATTTATAGGTGTACTATCTTCATTTTTCTCATGATTAGTATTAAGTGGATCATTTATTGGGTCATAATCAATTGGATTTCCTATGTCAGTCTCCATTTTTAATATATATCTTGTTTTTTTTAAGCATCTTCTTCCTCACTTTCCTCATCGTCATCAACTATAAAATCTTTTAGACTCCCCTCATCATCGTCATCTTCACTCTCTTCATCTGAATAACATTCATTATCTGTTTCAATATCAGAATCAATATCTGTATCGTGTTCCTCATTTGTATAATCATCTTCTAACACAGTCTCATCTGGTGTATAGAAATCAGGTTTCTTTATACGTCGTCTGGTCTGAACCATTTACATATATAAAGACTTATGCTTTTTAAGTACCTTAATGTGGGTAGAGTGTCTTTACAATACTCCCATTCAATACATAAGTCCTCGCCTTACCCTTTGTACACATTGGACATTTTTGTGTTATTTCATACTTTTTGATTGTGTATGACATATATTGACCCTCGTGGTTACCCCCAATTGTCTCACAATATGTTGATGTTGTAAGCACCATAAAATCCTTCTTCTGTCTAGAAATACTTATAACACGTGTATCTTCTGGACATTTCATACACTTATGCATGAATGATTCTAAACGTGGTTTGACGTCAGACTGTTTCACTTGTGGTTTTTCTTCAAACTTTTTAATTTCTGGGCATTTCTTGAGGTCCTCTTTTTTAGGATATAACTTTTCAACTATTTTGGGGGGGAGTTGATGTTTACGACCATAAAAATCTTTACAGAAACCATCCCTCCTACCCCTCACAGTCTCACACCGACAAAAACATTTCTGGGCTATAACAGAACCACTAATATGAAACCATACATGATTTGAACCGTGGGATCTCTTAAGATTTTCACAATACTTAGAATTTGTACTCACTAGATATGTTTCATTATGTTTGAATAATTTTGTAACAATTGCACCCCCCTGTCCATCCATGTTAGTCCGTATAAAATTACATAAGAGACCTTTGAGTTCATCATTCTCAATTTCATCTTTAGTTTGTACATTTGTAAACGAACCCTCCTTAATGGCTCTCGATGGTGGTTCAACTGTTACATGTTGAACCTGGTCAGTCCTTACAGAAGACATTTTCAAAATATCCATATCTGGGGCTTGTCCAATATTTAAGAGGGTACTCAAGGGGCCACATTTATAAACAAATACGGGAAGGTATGCCACCTGTACAATCTTACCCTTCCCATCACACCCTTCACACCCCTGCCCACCACATTGTTGATGTTTTTCTAACTTATATGACCACGGCATACGAAGACCACTCCCCTTTGTTCTTCTCTCAAGGCTCCCATACACCGAGGAGTCTATAATTTCATTCCAATCTACGGAACTCTTCGTTGCTGTGAGAGATATGAGAATATGTTCACGTAAAGCCACAGCTGTTGACTGATTTACAACAAACCCTGGCCAATTGAGATGTACACCCGTCTTTATGAGATCACCAGACTTTTTAGGGGGTGCTACGGAGATGAGACATTCTTTACCACCGTGGCGTTTCACTTTATCACATATAATCTTACACATGGATTTAATTTCCTCTATAGTTAGAGCCTTATCATCTTTATAGTCTATGTCAACGAAGAAGTTATAATTTGGAGTCTTCTGTTCAACGACAAAAAGTTTCTCACCCCTCTTGACAGCGTCAAGATACTTCTCATGGAAGTCATTCAATTTATCGAACGGCACGGAAAGGACACCACCGTCCAGGAGCACATGCGATAGATTGGTTGCATTATTAAAATTATTGTGGCTACACCACTTCTTAAACATATCTTATTATCATCTCTATTCTCTAAACCATCTCATACAAGAGACGTCTTGATACTCCTGGTTTTGAGAAAGTTCTTTTTTTATAGTTAAAAGCTCGTACACTGTCTTCTCTTCATTATCCTTGACCCACCATTCAATCTCTTCATCACAGAGACCTCTATTTTTTTTAAGGAGTTCCCCAATTTGCATTAAAATGTAAGCTTTAGACTTCATCCTATTTAATAGAGAATGTTTTTCTATTTAGGGAACCCACACATGAATAAAATTCTGGATTTCTTATAATGTTGTCAATTATAAGTTTCCATTGTTTACGTGAATTAAACTCCTCTAATGTTTCAAAATTCATATAATCGTTTTCATCATATGTTTTTTTTATTGGTAATTTTTGTATTTTCCTCAAATTCATCTTCTGCTTCTCATCGTAAAAACTTTTGACTAATGATTGTTGTTGTATCCTATTATAATCCACAAAGAATACAAAAACATTGTATTCCAGATCCACTGTAAGACTTTCTTTTACTGTAAATTTGAATTCTGTATACTCACCACTCTTTAAGGATATCACCCCACGAGTTTCCTCTTCAAGTTCCCTAAGTGCACATCTAATTGGATTGAATATTTCTCTCCTTCTACATCCACCTGTTACAAAAATCCATTCCTTAAATCTCCTATCCCTCACAGTGAGAAACCGTGGTTTTTCATCGGTAAAACTTACTGGTATAGCTATAGCTTTATATTTTTTCATTGCGCATTCGCAAGTTATAGTATCCTGACATGTTTATTCCTCAATCTTTTCTTCAGTAGTCTCTTCTTGTACAACCTTTTGAATTGGTTGAGGCTCTGGGGCACTCAATTTCTGGATGAGCTGACCTGAAAATTTCTTTAGGCTGTCAACATCCTGTTTAGTCTTGTTCATCTCCTTGAAAAGGAAAATAACACCAGCGATCGCGACGATTGTCGCGACCATCATGAGAGTTTCACGGTCCATTTGAATCATTATATGTTGTAATCACTCCTTCTTTTTAAGTAATAACACCCATATTTGTTCTTCCTGAGGTTGGACATTCGTAGGGGCTTTGGGCAAATTGAACGGCTTGGTAATGCGTATCTTCACACGATTTTTCAGTTGGTGGTCTGGGCTGACCAACAAACGTCTCGAGTGTCCTGGATTTAGGGTCATACATCAATACAAAAACGATGGCGATGAGGAAAATTAGTTTCAACATGTTGTTTATTAATTAGTTAGAATATAAAAGTCCACCCATACCATTCTCAATGCGGAGAACATTGTAGTTCACAGCATAAATGTCATCATCACAATCATTGAGATCATTCACGATGCGGGCAGAGTCAAGGCGGGAGAAGTTGAGAGTACCAGTTGGCTGAAGCTTAGACGTATCAAGGCAGAAGGGCATCAAGAAGAGTTTCTCAACGGTGGGAGCCGCGATCGCCGAGCTCGCGTAGGGAGTGTGGTAGTAAAGGGGTACAACGGAGAAGTTGGGGTTACCAAACTTGAAATCAGAAACATCGGTACCGTTAATCTGGAGCTTAATCTTATTGTCAACACCACCAGTGCCACCAAGAATGTTTACAGCAGACGCATTAGCAGCCGCGAGATACTTGATTGGGTGATTGAAGTTGATCTCTTGGATCTTAGCACCCGAGGCAGTAGCCTTCTGGGTTTGGGTGATGAGCATATTCTGGGGAGTAGAAGCGAAATAGTCACGCTCATTGGTGTCAAGGTACGCGTAGTTCGCGTAGACATCCCACTTGAAGCTGTTATCAGCCGCGGCAGCACCCCAAGTGATACGAAGCTCAACATCGTGGTACTGGAGGGCGATGAGGGGGAGGGCAGTTTGCCAGTTCTCACAGAAGGCGAAACGGAGAGGGTAGAAACTCTCATTGACGGCACCACCGTAGAGGCCACCTGCAACCGACTTTGATGAGGAAGTAGCCGAGAGGGTTGGTGCGATGAGGGTAGAGTAGGTAGAATCCTGCTCATCAATCACCTGACCACCGATGAGGAGCTCAACCTTGGAAATCACAGTCGTCCAATCGGTAACGACTTTGGTAACGGAACCATCATTGGGGACAAAGTAGACATAGTTGAGGAGGTCTCCCTTGCGCTCGAAGCGAATGGTGGACATACCATTGTTGGAAACATTCCCCTGGATCACCTGACGTTCCACAGTTTGTGAGAAGTTAGTATGACGCTTGTAAGTAGATCGGAAAAAGCTGATCTCGGGCTGACCGACGAGGTGGGCATCCTGAGCACCGACAGCGACAAGTTGTGCAATACCACCTGACATTTTATATTATATTGAGACTTTATTTTTAAGCTAAGTTGGTTTGGTTGGGAATATTTCCGTATTTGTGATAACCATGAGATTAGAGTCTAGTTGGGGGGTTACAGTTGCTGGTAAATCTCTCAGTGTCTGCATGTAAGTAGACCATTCAGTTGGTACTGCTACACCTTGACTATACGCACGAATGACTATCCAATCACATTTCATAAGCATTTCATCACGATTTGAGCGCAAAACCTCCATAGGTTGAGTTAGTATTATCTCGTTCCACATGTCTTCACATTCTTGTAAAGTTGGTTTTGTCGTCTCGTTGTCCTCACCCCAAACTAAGTTTTCGTATACTTCGATATCATCTATGTATACCCATGAATCATTTATCTTTGCAATGTGGTCTAAAACTGCCCTGATATTCATTATATTATAGTGGTACAAAATTAAATCTTCATGATATAGGCGAGAACGTAAAAAGCCGCCCGGTTATCAAAAGCCGCCCCATTCCCTGCGTTCCCGGCGGAAGTGCTGTGATCGTGAGCGCCACCACTGTTAATATTAACACCGTGATTGTGATCCCCGGCGGAAGTGGTACCACAGTGGGTACCAAGTGTGCAATCTAACAAGCTTGCTGATAACCTATATCCGTTAAAGCAACCTACAGTATTCTGATTTGGACCGAACGTTCCTAATGCGTAACCACCATAAGAATTTAAGCCATGACCGTGGTTACCAGAAGAGTTCGTACTCGATCCATGTTGGTGGTCCACGGAATTATTAACTGTAACACTGTGTGAATGCTGAGCGAGGTTGTCCGTATTTAACGACCGGTTGTGAGACCCCCCCGTCTGTCCTGGATAAGGTGCTGTTGGAGAATCTGCTGTTGCACCGAGAATAAATTTATCCTTCAGATTCGGTGGGGTGATATTACCAGATCCATCACTTTTGGCAACCGCAATACCGTTACAAAATGTCCATCCAGTTGGGATATTAAGCACGGTTCCATACCACAAAGCAATCATACCAACTGGAACTTCGGAGTTGGTAACACCACCAACGACTAATGAATTGGCTTGGACACTCCCATTAACATTTAGTTTGTATGAACCTGGATCATTTGTACCAATACCAATATTACCAGCGAATGTTTGTATATTTGTAGTCATTACTATTATAACTGGACTTTTTTAAAATGAATTATTTTACGAAGCTTGTATTTCGTAAAATAATTGTATACTTTGTATTTTTGTGAAATTAATAGTTAAACACAATTTCATCTGAACCACCTTCTGTAAACTTCAACACTTTACCATCTGCATGTGCTGAGAGATACTCAACAAATATATTGTAATTCCCATCGCCGCTAACAGCCTCACTAGCCTTAATAGTTACAGTTGTTCCGTTAGATGCTACCACTGTATCCCAGGGACAACCATTTTGACCTATTACAGTTGTACTACCTAATGTTATAGTGCCAGGTGTACCACCTGTTAAATGACCACCACAACATTCTTGTGTAATGCTACTCACGGTAGCTGTAGCTTCAACTAATACCGCGTATATTTTTGCTTGAAATACATGATTTGAGAAAACGAGACCGAACGTTGCATTTGCTATAGTAGCATTAGTTGGTAAAGTTCCCGTGTGAGAGTATGTCTTCTTCGCGGTACCCGATGTGTTTGTGATGAGACCACCTGAAGTGTAAACATTTGAGGCATATAAATCAGTTGTTACCGTGAGATCACCACCAACATTTAGGTTTTCTACTATACCCACACCACCAGCAACCTTTAGAGCACCTGAGGTCGTAGTTGTAGATGTAGTGTTATCTGTTACGATAACACTTCCAGATGACATGTCAGCCGCAAAGATGGTCTTGGCAACACCGAGACCACCCACAACCTTCAAAGCACCTGTAGTTGTATTAGTTGCATTTGTACCGTCCCAAACCTTACCTGTACCACCAACATTTAGGTTTTCTACTATACCCACACCACCAGCCACTTGGAGGGCACCCGAGGTTGTAGTTGTAGATGTAGTAACGTCCCAAACCTTACCTATACCACCGACGTTTAGGTTTTCTTGGGTACTTACACCACCCGTAACCTTAAGAGCACCTGTAGTTGCACTATCAGATGTAGTGTTATCTGTTACGATAACACTTCCAGATGACATATCAGCCGCGAAGATGGTCTTGGCAACACCGAGACCACCCACAACCTTCAAAGCACCTGTAGTTGTATCGGTTGCATTTGTACCGTCCCAAACCTTGGTTACTCCGCCGACGTTTAGGTTTTCTACTATACCCACACCACCAGCAACCTTTAGAGCACCTGAGGTCGTAGTTGTAGATGTAGTGTTATCTGTTACGATAACACTTCCAGATGACAGATCAGCCGCAAAGACAGTCTTAGCAACTCCTAGACCACCCACAACTTGTAAGGCACCTGTAGTTGTATCAGTTGCATTTGTACCATCCCAAACCTTGGTTACTCCACCGACGTTTAGGTTTAGTTCAATACCGGCACCACCACTTTGAACTATGAGAGCACCCGTATCTTTATCGGTAGAATTTGTG